CACGTGGATCACGTGGATCTATTTGTTGTTGAACACGTGGATCACCTTGAGGGCGTGGACCTGCTTGCTGGGTATTTCGTTTAATTTTAGTTCCTCCTTCAGATGAATCAGCCATTTAATGTAATATAAATTAATTTATTTTTCATACAAATTAAACGGAATTATTTTTGATTCATCATTTTTAAAAATTCCATATTTACAGTTGTATAAGAAAAAAATTGTAAAAATTGTAAATAAAATTAAAATTATTTTATTTAAACTAAATTTATTTTTTGTTATTTCAATTTTTGGTTTAAAATAACCAGGGTTTGTTAATTTTGGTAAAGTTGATGATTCTAAATTCATTACTTCGTTTCTTTATTATTTTATTTTTTAAACCATCTTTTTACACCATTTTTTGTTTTTCTAACTTTCCACATATTTCCATCAATACCTCGTTTAGTAGTTCCTACTCGAACTGATTTTGCCGATACTTTTGGAGATTTACGTATTGTCTTCCTTTTACCAAATGACATTTTTGAAAAACCTGCATTTGTTATTAATGTTGATATACCACTTAAAATTTTATTTATTACTATTTTACCTGCTATCATTACAGGAGTTATTCTAATACCAAAAGGTATTTTTTCCCACCCTTTATCAAAATATTTTTTAATAAGATCTTGTAACATATCGGTAACACTTGATTTTACATCTTTCATATTATCTTTAAATTTTTCAAAATGAGAAATTATTAATGGTTTTACAGTATCTATTATTTTATTTTTAAAAATATTAGGTGATAATACTATTGATTTTATATTAGATGGAGAAAATTCAGTTGTAAATATATCTTTTAATTCTTTTTCAAATAATTCTAATTCATTTTTTATTGCTTTTTTAACATCATTACCAAATTTACTTTTTCTATAAATCTTTTTAAGTGTTATTGACATACATTTTCTATAATTTGAGGTTCCTTTACATTTTCTTACTGCACATTTAAAATTGCTAATCACTTTGCGTTTAGTAATTGGTTTGCCACGTTTAATTGGTTTACATCGTTTACCAAAAGAACTTTTCCGGTGCATCTTTTTAAGAGTTATTGACATACATTTACGATAATTTGGTTTACCCTTACAATGTTTTGCTGCTGCTTTAAAAATCTTAATGTTTTTATTACTTTTACGTGATTTACGTTTTACACTTTTACGCTTTGTGCTTTTACCACGCTTTCGTTTACCAAAAGCAACATTGTATTTTTCTATATCCATTAATGCCATTTGTTCAATAATGTCTTCAATTTCTTCGTCATCCAAATTTCTACTATTTTCTGTTAATGTTTTACCATCTGGACTAACTTCAATATTATCAAAATCTACATTTTTGGCAAATTTAACTATACTTTCTAAATCACCTTTCTCTTTTGCTTTAAACATAAAATCAATATTTTTTGCTAACCTTGCTGCTTGCGTTGGCGATGTTTTTGGTTTTGGTTTCATTAATTTCATTTTTCCTGCACGACCTCTAGCACGTGCAAATGCTTCTTGCATTTCACTTCTTATTTGAAGTGCTTTAACTGATGCACAAGTTGTTAATGCTTCATCATTTGATACTCTTACACCATCTGGGTCAAATATACTAAAACCGCCTTTATAATTTTGTAATGAATAATTTAATCCAGCATCATTACATAATCCAATAATAGCACCTTGTCTTTGACGAGGAGGTACTCCATTTATATCTGCTATTATTGTTGAACTTGCTATTGATTTATAATGTTGAAACATTTTAGATGGTGGTAATGCTTCTGCCATTCTAACTGCTTCAAAGTCAGCAGCAGTAAACCCACCACCTTCTGGAACAGTTCCTTCAATTGCATCAAGTTCTGCTTTATCTTCATCTGAAAGTGAACCACTGCGAACACATCGCAGTAAATCTTCTTCATACATATGGGTAGATGCCCAATTTAATAAAGTTTTAAGATCCATAGCTTCTACCGATTTACGTTCAATTTTACGAGAAGCATCTGTTTCAGCTCGTTCAGGTGCAGTTACTTTATATGATTGAACTAACGCTTCAATAGCTGGATCAAGTCTAGCAACACTTATAGCAGGTGTAGCTAAAGGTCCAGCTGATGCGGAAGATGATGCAGATGCTTTTGGTGCTTTAGCTGCCGCTGGTGTTTTTGGTTCTTTAGGTGCTTTAACAGTTTCTTCTACAGCACATTTACCATTTTTTATTACACATCTTTTTACACCTACTAATTCTGGAGGCATTATATATGTATGTGTAGATTCATCAATAGCAAGTCCTCCATCTGAATGTGGTATTATTTGAAAATAATAAACGCGTGGTGTTCTTACACCTTGAGAGTTAATAAAGTATTTATTACCTTCGGAGTCTTGAAGATAAACACCAAACCAATTGCTCTTGGCAAATGAAAATTCACATTCATTTAAGTTTGGTTGTAAACGATAATTTTCAAGAAAATTAGAGTCATCTAAAAGTGTTGCTAAATAACCTTTTCCTTGTTCTGTATTTAATACATAATTTTGTAATGGAGTAATATCTCTACCTGTACAACTTGCATTACCAGTTTTTTTTGGTGGCATAATAACTTCTTTACTTTTACTTTTATTTTTTTTTAATTTTTTTTAATTCAATTTTTAATTCTTCTAATGTATACATATCCCATAAAAGTTCATTTCCTTCAAATCCTTCATATTCCAATGCTTTTATTATTGCATTTTTCTCTTCTATAACACTTTTACCCATAAATTCTTTAATTTTTCTAGGTAAATCTGGATCAACTGATGTTTTATAACGATACTGGACATCACGAAGATATTGCATAATTACTTCTTTTCCCATTTTTTCTAAATAAGGTAAAATTTCTTTATTAATTGTTAAACTAATAATTTCTCTGGGAAGTTTATTATCAAATGCATAATTAATTATTTCACAATTTATATTTTCTGGTATAATTAATGATTTATTTAAAGTTAAAATTTCTCCATTTTCATTTTTAAAATTAAACGAACTTGAATTTTTTGCAGTATTATCAAGAATATCTTGAAGTGTTAATATACCAATTGGTAAATCTGGTTTTATTTTAGATTTTATATCTAAACGTGTAAATGTTTCACCTGTAGAATAATTTTCATAAAGTAAATTATAAGTTCCAGATATTGGAAGATATGGTAAATACATTTCATTTAAACGAATAATATTTCCATTTTTATTAATATTACAATCTATTGCTACTTCCTTTATAGCTTTTTCAAATTGTCTATTTAAATTTAATTTACTTAAACTACGTGAATACATATATTCTTGAACTGAACGTGAATCTAATTGTTTATGTTGTTGAATTTGTTTTGTTAAACCTGCATCAGGTAATCTAATAATTGAAGAAAATATTATATTAGTTCCTAAAAATATTTTTTGTGAATTTTGAATATTAGTTTCTCCTTCCTTATTTACTCTAGTATATGCTTCACGAAATACCCATTTTCCAGAATTAAGTTCACCTGGATTTTCTACTTGTAAAAAAGATTTTATATGTCTTACTGTTTTAACTCCACTTGGTAAAACTTCATTTATATCTAAAGAAAATAATTTTTCAGCTGATCCTAATGTTGATATATGAATAAAAACATCAACTATTCTTTTATTTTCTGGTAAATCTTTATGACTACATAAACGTATACCACGTGCTATAATTTGTTGCATACGTGAATCATTCCACCAAGGATCTAAAAGATGAATTTGTCTAACATTTTTAAAATCAACACCTTCCATAACTGTTTGTGTTCCAAACATTATTTTTAATAAATCACCATTTATATTTTTAGGATCATTAAATACTTTATTTGCTCGTTGAACTAAATTTGGATCTTTATTTGCTATACCTGACCAAATAAAATAACTTCCCATTGGACCTTTATTGGGAAATGGTAAATAACCTAAATATTTCATAATAAGACCCATTGCATCTACACCGTAATAAACATAATTTGAAAATACAAATACACTTCCTTCACTGTTAAGTATCAGTTCGGCAACTTTTGCAAATTTTGCAGAATATTTCCTAACTGTTTTAAGAATTTCTGTATTACGTGAATCAGCTGGTGTAGAATCAAAAATATATTTTAATACTTTTTTTAATTCAGCAGTTGTTTGTTTTAAAACAGTATTATCTTGAAAAGATTCTGCTGCTTTTAAATTTTGTTGTACTTCTTCTTTAGTTAAAACAGAGTGTTCAGTTTTTCCCTTTGGGTCACTTGCTTTATATTTAGGTAAACTTGATTCTTTTACAACAGTTGCTGATTGTGGAAAAGCTATATTAGAAATTTGATTTGATTTATTAAATATACCTGTATGTAATTCACTACCTTCTTTGGGTTTAATAAAAAATTCTTCATCACGTGAAAAAGATTCTTTATCATTTTCTACTTCTTCCACCAATACAAGTTTATACATAGAATATTGGTATTCTTCCATCGGATGATACATTATAGTTGTTTTTTTATAGGGATAAGCAATTGGATTACCACCTTTAAAATAACTTATGTATCCACTACACATTTGTTTGAATGCATTTTTATTTATCATTTGATTTGTTTTATCAATAAATAATTTATTAAAATCATCTATGCTATCTGGAAATTTTAACCGAGTTTTTAATAAATTCATTAATAAACCAAATTCAAATGGTTTATCATAAATTGGAGTTCCTGTTAATAATACTACTTTAAAATTAGGATTTGCATAAAATAATAAAGCATAAAGTAATTTTCTATAACTAACACCTACCGCACTTATTAAATTTTGAATTTCATCTATAATTAATAACCCATTGGGTATATTTAGATATCTTAAATAATCTTGGTCAATAAATTTTTTATCTTCAATTTTAAAAAGTCTATTTAAAAAAGCTTCGTGTCCTATAATTTCATAAACTTTTGATATTTTATTTTGTTCAAGAATTTTTGCTTCAGTTATTTCATTTTTTTTTGCTTTAATTAAATTTGTTAATTCAGCAATTTTTGCAAAATCACCTGTTTGTGTTATTTGTTTTTCTAAATTAATTATTTCATTATGTTTTTGTAACATACCATTTCTTAATCTTTTACTTGTATAGTATTGTCTATCTCCGTTAATAATTATTTCACCTGATGCAGATGATAAATTACCTGCTTCTATTTTACCTATAATTTCTCTATAATATTGATCTTTTAAAATAGCGGGAACAACTATAAAAACTCTTGTATCTGCTCTACCATTAATTACAATTGATTTAATGTCTCTAAATTTAAATGCTTCACCTATAATTATACTTGTTGCAGTTTTACCAGAACCCAAACCGTGATAAACAAGCATACCTCTATTTTCAATATAAGTATTAAAAATACGACCTGCAAATTTTTGTTGTGGTTTTAAAGAATAAACGGAATTTTCACAAATTGAATTATATGCAACTTCTGGAGAATAATCTTCTGCATTATATTCTTCTGGTGGAAATGAATATTCTTGAAAATTTGTATTTATCCAATGGTAGTATTCTTGATTTTTATAAGTAGTATAATTGTTAAAATTAAATTTTTTTGAATATATTTCATTACCTTTAAAACATCTTGATGTAATTAAGTTTCCATCTTTATCAAATATATCTGTATAATATTGATTATAATTATCACACATCTTATTAATTTATAATATTTTATTTTTAAAAATTATTGCCAACCAAATCTAATTCTGTTATCAATTTCCATAGTTTGATTTTTAATCTTAGAAACTAATTTTTTTAATTTATCTACATATTTACTAGGATTATCTGCTTTATCGGTTTTATCAAATTCAATAATTAATTTTGAACTTTTAATTTTAGATTTTACTTTAATTTTAGATTTTTTAGGTTCCTTGGGTTCCTTGGGTTCCTTGGGTTCCTTGGGTTTAATTTTAACCTTGGGTTTAATTTTAACCTTGGGTTTAACCTTGGGTTTAACCTTGGGTTCTTTGGGTTTTTTAATTTTTTTTTCTGTCATAATATTTATCTTTTAAATTGTTTAAAAAAAAAAAACGTTAAAGTAAAGTATAAATATGTCTAAATATTACGGTTCAAAAGCAGAAGTTTACCACGGAACCGCAAAATATACCAAGGGAGGTTTAGTTAAAGCTGATATTAAACTAATGGATGATGGATATGGAAATTACCGTTATAAAAGTAAAAAACAACAAGCATCTGGTCATAAAAAAGGAACATTTCGTGATAAATGGTCTAAGGCAATGAAATCTGCACGAAAAGAATTAATAAAAGAAAATATTATTGATGATGGATTTGTTCCTGTTGGTGGTAAAACAAAAGATGGCAAAGCACTTCTTAAACGAACACGGGAATTAATGTGTGATACCATTTCTAAAATGAAATAAAAATGAAATAAAAATGAAATAAATTTGATTTAATTCGTAAAAAAAAAAAAAAATTAATAAAGATTTTTATAAAATATCTGATTATGAGAAATTTAATAAAAAAATTTAATAAATTAAAGATAAAATAAAAAAAATAAAAAAACAAAATAAAGAAAAAAAAAAAA